ATTTATGTATGTTCCGATGAATGGTGATATGGCAGGACTTTGTGCCAGAACTGATTATTCTCATGACAGCTGGTGGTCACCTGCTGGATTGAATCGTGGTGCTATCAAGAACATTGTTAAACTTTCTTGGGAAGCAACTAAAGCAAATCGTGACACAATGTATCCGATAAGCATTAATCCTATTATTACACAGACAGGTGCTGGTGTAGTTCTTTGGGGTGATAAAACAATGCAAACAGTTCCAAGTGCGTTTGATAGAATCAATGTACGAAGATTGTTTATTGTTTTGGAGAAAGCAATTTCGATTGCTGCTAAGGCTATGTTGTTTGAGTTCAATGATGAGTTTACACGAGCTCAGTTTACAAATATGGTTGCTCCTTTCTTACGAGAAGTACAGGGTCGCCGTGGTATTACTGACTTTAAGGTAGTATGTGATAGTTCTAATAATACTGGACAAATTATTGATACGAATCAGTTTGTAGGAGATATTTTTATTAAACCTGCAAGGTCTATCAATTACATTCAATTGAACTTTATTGCCGCTCGTTCTGATGTTTCTTTTTCAGAAATCGGTGGTTAATCTTATAAATACTTACAAAAGACTATACTTAAAGGAGTAATAAAATGTCAACAATTTCAAACTTTAGCAGTAAATTTAGGGGTGGGGTACGACCCAATCTATTTAACTGTAGTATTACCCCACCTCGCGAGAGTGGTGTGTCAATGAGCAATGATTTTAGTTTTCATTGTAAAGGAACATCTATGCCTGCATCATCGGTTCCTGCAATTGATGTAAATTATCTTGGCCGACAATTGAAAGTTCCGGGTGATCGTACATATGCTGATTGGACAGTAACAGTATTTAATGCAATCTGTTTGCCTGTAGTATTACACCACCGGCTGGTGTAATGTTAAGCAATGATTTTAGTTTTCATTGTAAAGGAACGTCTATGCCTGCATCTACAGTTCCTACAATTGATGTAAATTATCTTGGCCGACAATTGAAAGTTCCGGGTGATCGTACATATGCTGATTGGACAGTAACAGTATTTAATGATGTGGATATGAGTATCCGTCATGCTTTTGAAGGTTGGATGCATTTGATTCAAAATCATGGTGCTAATTATCAATCATTGGACAATCCTTATGGTCAAGGAACCGTTACACAAATTAGTCGGCAGGGTACCCCTATCTCATCTTATTTTATGGAAGTTATTCCTACTGAAGTTGCAGCGATTGATGTTGCATGGGAATCTAATGATGCTGTCGAAGAATATGCAGTAACTTTCGCAGTAAATTATTGGGTAACTAAAAACACTTCAGCTAATTCGGTAATAAGTGGTGACGATTCTATTGCTTGGCATATTACAGGTGATAAGAACGGTATTACTGGTGGTGGACTTGATGCTAAGCTTGGTAAGTTACGAACTATTATTGGTTTTTGATAAAAACTGAATAAACAAGAGGAGTGGGTTAACCCACTCCTCTTATTATTATGAAAAAAAACAAGGAAACTTTTTATGGCTATTGAATTATTTGGTTTTGAGTTAAAATCTAAAAAGAAGAAAAAAGGGAAAACTTTTGTAACACCTGAGAATACTGATGGTGCGACTACCGTTGTTGATGGTGGTGGTATCATGGGTCATTATCTTAATCAAGATGTTGATGCAAAAGATGAAAAGGTTTTAGTTCAAAAATATCGTGATATGGGATTTTCTCAAGAAGTAGATGGAGCTGTAGAAGATATTATTAATGATGCAGTAATTCATGAAGAAGGAAAACCAGCAGTATCACTTGATTTAGATAAGTTAGATTATACTGATGGTATTAAAGATAAGATACATACAGAGTTCTCTACAATTCTGGACTTGTTAGATTTTAATCATAACGGTACAGATTTGTTTAGAAAGTGGTACATAGATGCAAGGTTGTATCACCATATAGTTATTGATAATACTAGACCTAAAGATGGAATCAAAGAATTGGTTCCTATTGATCCTTTGAATATTAATAAAATTCGTGAAGTTGAAAAAGAAAAAAGTGGAACTGGTGCAGAGCTTGTCAAAGCTGTTAATGAGTATTATGTTTATACACCAGATTCTATGACAACAAATTCGTTTCAATCAGGTATGCCAAATCAACAGGCTATTCAAGTGGCACCTGATGCAATTTCATATGTTCACTCAGGATTGATTGATACATCCAAACAAATTGTTATTGGTTATTTGTACAAAGCAATTAAACCATTTAATCAGTTACGAATGATTGAGGATGCTCTAGTAATCTATAGGTTAGCAAGAGCTCCTGAACGAAGAATATTTTATATTGATGTTGGTAATCTTCCGAAGTTGAAAGCCGAGCAGTACTTACAACAAGTAATGAATCGGTATAAACAGAAAATGATTTATAATGCTTCATCGGGAGAAGTAGAAGATCAACGAAAACATCTTTCTATGTTGGAAGATTTCTGGTTGCCAAGACGAGAAGGTGGTCGTGGTACTGAGATCAGTACACTTCCTGGCGGACAAAATCTTGGTGAAACAGATGACATAGAATATTTTAGAAAGAAACTTTATAAGTCTTTGAATGTTCCAGTATCTAGGATTGAAGGTACAGATTCAACATCTTTTAACCTTGGAAGAGCTTCTGAGATTACAAGAGATGAAGTAAAGTTTGGAAAGTTTATTACTCGGTTACGACAACGATTTTCTTATTTGTTTTGTGATATACTAAGAGTTCAGTTGATTCTTAAAGGTATTATTAAAGAAGAAGATTGGGCCAGTATTAAAGATCGTATTGATTATATCTGGGCTAAAGATTCTCATTTTATGGAGTTGAAAAACTCTGAGATTATGAGAGATCGTTTTGAGTTGGTTTCAATGGCTGAGGAGTATGTTGGTAAATACATTTCATCAGAGTATCTGCGTAAAAATATTTTACAACAAAGTGAAGAGCAGATTAAAGAAATTGATAAACAGATAGCTGCAGAAAAACCAGAAGAAGAGGAAGAAGATGACATGGGAGATGAAGATGAAGAATTTTAAACCACATAACACTATGAAATCTATTCTTAAAGTAAAAACTAAAAGTTTTATTGAAAATTATAAACAGAATTTATTTACAGAAGCAATGTGGAAAGTAGAAGTAGAAGGGTTTCCATCATTCTATGTTGATGCAAAAAGTGCTGGACAAGTTAAAGCAGACCTAAGAAAAAAATTGAAAAAACCAGACGATATTAAATCTATTGAACGTGTTCAAAAGACAGACTGGAAAAAGGATGTTCTTGGAAGAATTTCTGGTAAAGATCAAGATACAGAAGATGAAGTTAAAGAGTGGATTAAAGAAGGTACTCTTACAGATAATTTATTAATTGAATCAATTAAGAATGTAATGAAAGAAAGGATTAACAATGACTGATATTAAAAGTTCTGTATTAAAGGATATTCTTAGTAAGAAATTAAATAAAGCTAAAGACGGCATTACAAAAATTTTGAAAGATAAATCTTTTAAAGCAATTGAAGATTTTAAAACATCTTTCAAATATGAATTACCAACTAATGCACCAGAACCAGAGGTTGCACCAACACCTGTAGAGGCAGATAAATGAAAACTTTTAGAAGTTATTTAGCAGAAGATTTATCAGCTGTAAAGAAAGCTAATAGAGATAAAGAAAATTCTTTAAGGCGTACTAATAAAGAAAAAGAAGTTGCTGTTAGAAAAGCTGAGCAAGATAAAGAACAAACTAAACGACAAGCAGAACGTGATAAAGAAATAGAAAAACGAAGTAGTCAAACAAAAAAAGAAAGTATTGTTAATAAAGTAGTAGAGTATATTAAGTCTGATGGTGCAAGAAAAAAATGTGCTGGTGGTGATGGCCGAAGAACAGAGAACCATGATTGCGATAAAGTTCATTCTGATATGTCACATAAAGAATGGGAAGCATCACAAGACACACCAAAGGATGAAGGTAAAGATGGTGGAACAGGTGACAAGGCAGCTTATAAAAAATTCTTTGATGCTAAACTAAAAAAGTATGGAGTAACAAGTCCATCACAATTAAAAGGTGATGATAAGAAAAAATTCTATGACGAAATAGATGCTGAGTGGGAAGGGGATAATGAAACAGATTGATGATATGATTAATAATGTTCTTGATGAAATAATGAGTAAGTCAGCTCGTATGAAAAGATCAAGAATGATGAAATCTAAGGGAAAACAGATTGCTCGTAAACGTAAGATTGCTATGAAGCGTAGAGCAACTCCTGAAAAATTAAAATCAAGAGCAATGAAAAAAGCAAGAGATATGATTGCAAAAAGAATTTTAAAAGACAGAAAAAAATCTGAGTTATCTATAGCAGGCAGAGAAGCATTAGAAAAAAAGTTAAACAAAAAGAAAACTGTAATTAAAAGAATTGCAAAAAAAATATTACCAAAAGTTCGTGGAGCAGAATCGGAACGAATAAAGAAACGAGGGGAAAACACATGAAATTAATAACTGAACATACTAATGAGGTTGAGTATATTACTGAAGGTAAAAGTAAAGAACAGTATATTAAAGGTATCTTTATGCAAGCTGATATGAAAAATCAGAATGGCAGAATATATCCTCATGCTGTTTTACAGAAAGAAGTAAATAACTTTAATAGACGTTACGTTGCAGAGGGACGAGCTCTTGGAGAACTTGGTCATCCAGCAGGACCCGTTATTAATTTAGACAGGGTTTCACACGTTATTAAAGAACTTGTTGAAGATGGCAAAAATTTTATTGGTAAAGCAAAAGTAATGGATACTCCAAATGGTAAGATTGTAAAAAATCTTATTAGTGAGGGTGTTAAGCTTGGTGTATCTTCCAGAGGTATGGGAAGTGTTAAACCAAATAAACATGGTGTTAATGAAGTACAGAAAGATTTTGTTTTATCCACAGTTGATATAGTTGCTGACCCGTCAGCACCTGATGCATTTGTTGATGGTATTATGGAAGGCAAAGAATGGATATGGGACAACGGTGTTATTAAAGAACAAGATATAAATAGTATGAGAAAAACCATCGAGAACGCAAAATCGAGGGAACTCGAGCAGAAAAAGATAGAAGTTTTTGCAAAATTCCTTCAAAATCTATAGTCTTATAAATATTATACGAAATAAATTACTTTTAGGAGATTAACAATGGCAAAGAAAGAAACACTCACAGATGATGGAAAACTTGAAGAGGTTGATATGGAAGAAGCGAAAAGTGCTAATAAAGAATTAGGATTACCTGATATTGATGATGAAGAAGGTCGAAGTAATTCAGAGCCTGATGGAGAAGATGGTAAGGGCAAAGCAAAAGATCCCAAAACAAAAAAGTCCAAAGCCTCTGCTAAAGCAGAAGCCAAAGCAAAGAAAGAAGAAGATGACGAAGATTACGAAGATGACGAAGAAGATGATGAGGATGATGAAGAAGAAGTAGAATCTAAGAAATCTAAGAAAGAATCTAAAAAGTCTAAAAAAGAAGGCATGCCTCCTTGGTTGAACAAAGATAAAAAAGATGATGATGACGAAGATGACGAAGATGATGATGAGGAGAAAGAATCTAAGAAGGCTAAGAAAGAAGATATTGATGTAGATGTTTCTGAAGATGTTGCTGCTCTTGTAGATGGTGAAGACCTTTCTGAGGAATTCAAAACGAAAGCTGCTACAATCTTTGAGGCTGCTGTTAAGTCTAAGATTTCTAAAATTCGTAAGCAAATCCGAGATGAATCTAAGACATATCTGGAAATAAAAACAACAGATATGCAGACAGAGATGACTGAAAAAATGGATGAGTATATGAATTATGTTGTTAAAGAATGGATGGAAGAAAATAAACTCGCTGTTGAACAAGGTGTTCGCAACGAAGTCACAGAGAGCTTTATTTCTGGTTTGAAGAAATTGTTTGAGGAACATTATATTGATGTTCCAGCAGAAAAGGAAGATGTCTTTGAGAGTCTTGTACAAGAAGTTGCCGAAGTGGAAACTAAACTTGACGAGCAAACTCAGAAGCACATGGATACGGTGAATGAATTAAATACTTATAAAGCTAAAGACGCATTCCGAGATATCGTAGAAGGCATGGTTGATACTGACATTGAAAAAATGAAAGAGTTAACCGAAGATGTTGATTACGAATCAGACAAGCAGTATAAAGAGAAGTTGAATATTATTAAAAACAGTTACTTTAAATCAGATAAGAAACTGGAAGATAATAAGAATACAGCAGCTACTAATAAAGAAGTGACTAATGGAAAAGGTGATGGTAGAATGGATAGTGTCATGGCTGCAATTTCTAACTTAAAGAAGTAATCTTATTTTAGATATATGGATAACGTGAAAGTGAAGTTTTAAAACTTAATATTTTAAATTTATAAAGGAGAAGTAAATGTATTTATCAGAAACAATAAAGGACAAGTGGCAACCCGTAATGGAACATGCCGATCTTCCTGAAATTAAAGATACTTATCGTAGAGATGTTACTTTGCGTCTACTTGAGAATCAAGAGAAGTTTCTTTCT